GTAGAGTCCTCCCGAGCTTGAAGCTTGGTGCTTGAGGCTTCCGGCGTTAATCCGCCATGACGAAGCTTGAGGCCCGGACCAGGTGCACGCCTCGCCGTTGCCGTCGCAACCCTGGGGCTAATGACCTGATCCGAATTTGAGATAAGGGCCGCCTCTCGTACACAGGGCCGGGCCTTGCCTATCTCTTTATTACGCTTGCGTAATTCTTTATAATATTTTGGGTGTCTGAACATTTTAATGTTTACCGTATTTTATTGTCTTAATTGTGGCATCCCAACAAAGTCGACAGTCTCGACAATCATTGTCTTGTTGTGGAGCTGGACAGTTAGCCCCTGAAGTCACAACCTCCGAAGAGTGAGGCCACGAATCAGGCGCCCGCTGGTCTACCATGGGCGCGCTAAATCGTATGACTAAATTGTCTGGCTTGTCTTGCAAGTGTTTCTTGATCCATGCCTCACGAGTCGGGAGCCAGTGACGCTTCGTTGGTGTTAACCTACAGACAGCATAAATTTTGTTTAGGTGTTCCAGGTCCTGGACGTCTCCGCTGTCGTGCCATCTGAAGACATCAGGCTTTTTACTGTTGATCAAATGAGTCATAGCTTCAACCCATTGCGGGCTCTTTGTTGCTTCCAGTCTTCGGTATTGTGCATCTTGCACAACTTTGAAAACATAACAGCCCTTGAGCGCATAACAATCATAACAGACTGAGCCCTTCACTTGCTGGAGCTTGCCGCCAGTCTTGCACTCCTTCGCGGGTAAACCTATTGACCACCCTGGCATCTTTGAAGGCTTAGACAGCCCTCCGACTATTTTCCACGCTTCACTTGATTTCATAAGACAACCAGCCCTCCGCTTCATCAACACCCAACATAAAATATTTAAGTTGTTCTTCTGTTTTAAATTTATAAGTTTTCTTTTTTTGTTTCTGGCTTCCCCAGTATATAGTTATTTGTTTAGTCATTTTACTTTCTCCTTTAATTTGTGGGAGACAATATCATTATAATGTTTTCTTGTCAACTTTAATGCTTGTTGCTTACAGCTTGCGGCTTGACGCTTATAGCCATTGGCCTCAAGCCAGCGCCAGTGATTTATTAAAATCACTGGACTTTCAATCCTTCTAGTCATTTAACTTTTTCATTCGTTCTTGATCTTCCTTCACTAGTCTTAGAATCTCTTCTAGAGACGTAGCTATACGCTGTAATTGTACCGCGCACAAAAAATCATTGTCCGAGTCATCCGGGGCATTATTAACTTTATCTTCTAAGTCTTGTATTTCTTTTAAGTTTTCCATTCCTTCATTCATCGTCTTTCTCCTCCTCTTCATTAAAAAGTTCTTCTAATTCTTTCAGAACTTTTGGGTCATCTAACTTATCCCAGTTGATAGCTTTGTTAAAACCAAATGGGTCATTATCTTTTTTAGTCATATATTTTTTTATTTCTTTCTTGTTTTGTTTTAAACCATTCACATTCAATCACTTCATCACCATCAATATAATTAATACCATATATAAAACCTTTATTGTCATCACTAGGTTTTAAATCATACCAATATGTTTTTTCTTTTTTAGTCATATATTTCTCCTTTATAATTATGTCCTATCATATCCTGGATGAGCTGTCAAGCTTGTGGCTTGAAGCTCACTGATCCCAGATCCATTGTGCTTAGAACTTGTTCCGCTACCCAATGGATCAGGGATCAGTAGCCAATGATCTATGCCATTTCTTTCTACTGATCCCGGGTCTATTGCTCTTAGAGGCTGTCAACCAGTGCACAGGTTTCACGTGAGCCATGCATAGTTGAGGTACAGCAAGCTGTCCAATAGACCCGGGATCAGTACTAGCGTTTAAGTCTCTTTCAACTCAACCCTTCTAGTTCTGATCCCAGATCCAAAATTACATGGGCAAACTTTTAAAGGTACCAATTTGCCTTTAACTTTGGATCAGGGATCAGATAAGTTTATAATAAACTTACAGATATCTAACTTATCTGATCTCAGGTCCTAGCTAGAGCGGATTTCAAAAGAATAACCGATAACTCAGGACCAGAGATCAGATCCAATTGCGTTGGTTAGGTCAATCCCCGCTACTAACAATTGGATCTGAGAATTATGCCACCCTTTCGTTTGTTAAATAGACACTTATTAATGTGCCAGCGTCATAATCCTATAGAATTAATTTCTTAATTCTAATAACTTAATTCTTTTATCCATTATTTGAATAAGTTTATTATTATCTTTAATCATCTCAAATAAATCTCTAATCAATATTAGAGTTTGTTTATCTGACATTTCAAAATTATCAGGCAAAGTTTCAATCTTTGTTTTCTGTTTTTCATATTTATTCATAATGTGGCAACCCCCCAAATATTGAACATATACCAGCAAAAGAAATTAATATTCCCACCTCATAATGCTGTCCATGTATAAATACAATTACTCCTAATAATGCTAGTACAAATCCAACTAGTACCATTAGTAATCTTCCTATTAACTCACCTGTCATTAGTGCCTCACTTTCCATGTTGTAGTTGCTGTTCTATAACCATGACTGTCTAGATCATAATAAACATAATAAGGTACACCCTTTTTAGATGTTCCATATCTAGATTTATCATCATGTTTACCTTTTCTTGTTATGTGCTTTTTGTGCTTACTAGCCCAATAAGTTATGTAAAATGTTTTAGTCATATTATATCTTTCTAGTTTTAAATTAATTAAATGCAATATAATCCTTGACTATCCTATTGTCAAGTGTATAAATACATTAATACAAATAAAGGAGAAATATATATGACTAAAACACTTAAAGACGAGTACATGCCAGGTGGCGCAAGAAGACAAGAGATGCTAGACAAAGCTGTCGAGTATCTTCGAACACCTGGAGAAACTCAACAGATCAAGCATGAGTTTTGTTTGACTTATCTCAAGATGACACAGACCGAGTATCTTGAGGCACTTAACAAAGCCGCAAACGGCGCAATGGTTAGGGATTTATGGAACTAAAAATCAAAACAACTAATCCTTACTCTGGTAAATCAATTTATTTGACTAAAGAAGAATATGATCTTTACCATACGATTAAAGACGCGGAGATAAAAGAGGACTACGACACAATGCAAAAAGGTTTATCTAAATTTAGTAGACTAAATGCTAAAGCATACATGACATTACTAGACTAATTACTCCTTACCCCTGGCCCGGCCAAGTATACTCTTTAGAGTCTTCCGCGGGCCAGGGGTCCCTAACCAATCCCAAATATACATAATAACTTAGACCCTATCCCCCCTTTGTACAAAAAGGGGTCCCACTACTCTAGGTTGTATTGCTTGATTTACAGAGTTTTAGCTGGTAAAAACATGTTGAACATCTTAAATGTGATGCAAAAAATTTTTTAAAAAATTTTAAATGAATTTAAATAATATAGATATAAGTAAACTACCCGCAGACGTACGAAAAAAATTTAAACAGCTGCAAGTTATGCACGCTGAAAAAAAGATACAGAACAAAGCTAAAGATGACTTTCTTTCTTTTGTCAAATGTATGTGGCCCGATTTTATTGAAGGCTCCCATCATAGACACATAGCAGAAAAATTTAATAAACTTGCAACAGGAGAGATTACTAGACTAATCGTGAACATGCCACCAAGGCACACGAAGTCAGAGTTTGCATCTTATCTCCTGCCAGCGTGGATGGTGGGCCGTGAGCCACGGTTAAAGATCATTCAGGCAACGCACACGGGTGAACTCGCTGTCAGGTTTGGTCGTAAAGCCAAGAACCTGATTGACAGTGAGGACTACGGCAAGATTTTTAAAACCAGATTACAGGAGGATAGTAAGGCAGCAGGACGTTGGGAGACGGCGCAAGGTGGTGAATATTTCGCAGCTGGTGTTGGCGGTGCGATCACTGGACGTGGTGCTGATCTACTTATAATCGATGACCCACATTCAGAGCAGGATGCACTATCACCCACAGCTTTGGAGTCAGCCTACGACTGGTACACGTCAGGTCCTCGTCAACGTTTACAACCTGGTGGTAAGATTATTTTAGTAATGACACGTTGGTCTAACAAAGATCTGACAGGTAAATTATTACAGAACCAGAAAGAGGCGAAAGCTGATCAGTGGCACGTGGTCGAGTTTCCAGCAATCATGGACCATGGATCAAGCAAAGCTAAACCAGTATGGCCAGAGTATTGGAAGTTAGATGAGCTAGAGAAGGTCCAGGCAACACTGCCCACGGGCAAATGGAATGCGCAGTGGATGCAGAACCCGACAGCAGAAGAGGGGGCGATATTAAAACGTGAGTGGTGGCGAACGTACAAAGGTGATGAGATACCAACCGTCTACCACGTGATACAATCTTACGACACCGCATTTTTAAAAAAGGAGACAGCTGACTATAGTGCGATAACCACCTGGGGAGTATGGTATCCTAGTGAGGATGAGGGAGCTAATCTGATACTTCTCGATGCAGTCAAAGGCAGATACGAGTTTCCAGAACTAAGGCGCTTGGCTCTTGAACAATATGAATATTGGAAACCAGAATCTGTTATTGTCGAGGCAAAAGCAAGTGGTTTACCTCTGACATATGAACTGCGAAAGATGAATATACCGGTTTCAAACTTTACACCTAGTAAGGGCAATGACAAACACGCCAGGGTCAATTCGGTTGCACCTTTGTTCGAATCTGGTATGATATGGGCACCCGAACAAAAGTTTGCGGATGAGGTCATTGAGGAATGCGCAGCGTTTCCCTATGGCGATCATGATGACCTGGTCGACTCAACCACACAGGCACTCATGCGATTCAGGCAGGGCGGCTTCCTACAACATCCAGAGGATTATGTTGAGGAGGAAAAGGTAAAACATAAGAGAGTGTACTATTAATGGATGACATTATAAAATTATTGCAAGAACTGATGGCGACAAAACCCAGACCAAAGGGTGGTATCGCGGACAGTGCAGAGGGTGTGGAATTTATCGGTAAACAATTATCTAAAGAACAGAGAGGAGATCTTACGGTGGTGGGCTCTAGATTAACAGATGCCAGTAGATTTAGACCTTTTAGTATTACAACAATTGGTAGAGATAAAAGATATTATTACATGAGAGATTATGAGAAAGAACTCATAGCTAGTTTTAACAAGACCATAAATTTTTTAAAAGCAAATCCAGAAATCAGATTATCTCAAACACAGAAAGATAATATCTTCTACAACCTTGGTGTGTTTAGAAGAGTGACAGCTGAAAAAAATAAATTAGAAAAAGGTATCTATAGTGAGGGCAAACAACCTGATGAGGTATATAACAACTACGTAGAAAACATGCCATTTGAGGATATGTCATTAGGTGATCAAGTAAAAGAATTAGGTAAAAATAATGAAAAATTAAAAGATTTAATAAAAGAAACAGAGAATATATTTAACGTAAAAGTAGATCCTAAAAAAATAGAAAGACTAGATAGATTATATTATGGCAGAGGCTACAAAGCTGGTTCTGATGTTTTTCGTGGTCTAGGTGGACACTTCCTACCAAAACTGCACGAGGCGGGTATTATTAAAATGGATGATGTTATATATGACAAAATAAACAAAGGTGAGTATCATTATGCTGACGCTAAATTTAATGCACCAGATCCTGTAAGAGTCTGGCGTTATCACTTTGGTGATGATATTTTTGATAAGATGGATGACTGGGATTACAATAATGGTGAATCTGTATTTGATTGGCTAAAAAGAAATAATATAAAACCAATAAAAAGAGATGGACCAACGGAGGCGTTGGACTATATGCACCCAGTTGAACTAAAACAAGAATTAGCAGATGATGTAGAGTTATTTAATATATACAAAAAACCAGACATGGAAAAACACGCAGACTATTTTCAAATTGACAACCCAAAATTTAGAATGAATAGAATTATGTACCATGGTGAAAATATTGATAAATTAGAAAAAGCTTTGCAGAGAGTATCTGTCGATGACTACAAACAATATGTCAAAGAAAAACCTGTAGTCGAAGGTACAGTTGTACCATTCAAAGATCTAAACGCAGAAGGAGGCATCGTTGGCTTACGTATTTGATCCCACAACCAACACGTTGATTGATGACGAGGACAAGAGTCTTGGTAATAAACTTGCATTGAACGATGATGAGTTTCAAAAACTTTTAGAAATACCTGGTGTGTTTAGAGCAAGCGAGGCACCACAGCCACCGCCAAAACAAGAGATTATAGATAGAGAAGCTATCAATAGGTTTATACGAGACAACAGAGCAGAGGGTGGTAGATTAAAAGCAGCTTTTCCATTACTAGCACCAGCACTCTTACCATACGCAGCTGCGTTTCTTGGAACAACAGCCACAGGTCTTGTATTACAAAAACAAGTTCAAAATTATTTTGAAAACAATCCTGATGCAATTGATAAATTTAAAGACTATGTTTCTAGATCAATTGGCTATACAGGAGAGGGTCAAGTCTTTGGTCCTGACGATAAGGATAGAAAAGAAGCTGAACCAATAATATTATCAACACCAGATAAGCCAGTAGGAATAACAGACTACCGAGAAAGTTTTGGTGATGATGAGTTAGCTAAAGAATTATTAAAAACTAAGCCAGAAACTTTTCCTGCAGAAACAGAAAAATTACCAATTACATCCGGTGAAACAAAACCAATAGATCAAGGTCCAATTATTTTTGAAAAGAAAAAAACAGATCTTAATGATCCTTTGGATGAAGCTACGGAAAGTCTTCTTATTCAAGATGCAGTTGAAAGACTTAAGAAAAAAGAAATGGATCCTAGTAAAAGAGATAAGAGAACTAAACTAGCTGTTGATTTAAATTTACCCGTGACTAGAAGTATGTATGAAATTAGAAAAGGAGATTATCTTAATAAAAGATTACAAACATTAAAAGACAAAGGTGTAAACTTTAATTCTTACTTTAGTATACCAGAAATCTCTGATTTAATAGGTTCAAGATCAAGCTCAGGTGTACAAAGTTATGTAAACGATAAAAAAATACCAACAGTTAAACAAGGTTTATTCAAACTTGTTAAGTTAAATGACTTCTTAAATGTGTATCAAGGCACAAAAGAACGTGTAGAAAAAGCTCCACCAATTGAATTAGGCACGCTAGCTAGAACTGATTTTTTAAAAGAAGTTGGAGGAAATTTTTATCAACGATTTAAAGATATGCGAAGACCAAAGTTTTTACCGCCAGAAGTAAAAACTATTTATGAAAAATATGAATTAGGAGCTATAGAAGGAGGTCACCCTTTCCCCGTAGAATTTTTTACAAAAAAATTTGGTAAAAATAACACCTTACAAAAAGATAGACAGATCGATTGGATTTATAGAAACAAAGATAAGTTGTTTGATAAAAACGATTTAGTTTTTCAAAGCACTGAAGTTAATAAACTTTATAAAACTAAAATTGGTGAACTCAAAAAATTATACAAGGACTTAGCACCGTTGGTTAATAAATACGAAGGTAAAGGTCCTGTTACAAATGAAAAAGATATTAAAACAATAGAATCTTTAAATAATGAAATTATGGATGTTATTGCTAAATCAGAATTTGATGCTAAAGAATTTATTGAAGAAAGTCCTAACTCAGTTGATTTAAAAAGAATGAGTAAAGGTGGATTACATGGCGCATTGTTTAACACAGATACCGGAGAGGTTTCTTTGTATGCTCCTGGAAAAGAAGCAGGTTTTGTTGAGGGTTCTGTTGGAGAAATTAAAACTAAAGAAGGTGTAGTGCCGGGCGAAAAATTAAAACTAGGTGCAGATTATTTAGATATTGTAAATCAAGTTATTACTGATGAAGAAGATAAAAAAATATTTACAGATTATATAAGTGAAAAATTATTACCTAAATTTCAAAAAGGTGGTGGTGTTGAGATTACCCCACTACCAAGAATCAACTTTGGTAATGGTGGTGCAGCAGCAGCTGATGAAAATTTTGCAGCAGAGCTGGAATATTTTTTAACAAACGAAGATGCGGAACTTCCAAAACTATCAACATACAGTGAACCAAATAATCCTATTCAAGTAATAAATGATATTATAGATCCAAGAAACTACCCATACTATGCAGATGTATTATTAAGATCTGGTGTTCGTATTGGTGAGTTTGCTACAAGAATATTACCTGCAACAGGTAAACTTATAAATGACTTGATAACAAAACCTGCATTTAAAATTCAAGAACCATCAGAGGATGTGATTTCAAAATCAGGATATGCTCAAGATTTTGGAAAAATATTGTCATCAGATTTTAAGGGCACAGGAATATTCTCAGAGTTTTTAGAAAACATAACACCAACAAAATTTGAGAAAACAATTGGTCTTGATAAATTAATTGAAAAAGAAGAACAAAGATTAAAAGATACAGGATCAACAATTGGTCCAAAAGTTTTTGCAGACACATTTGGTCTTGGTGCCGAGGTTGCTGCTCCGATATTTCCTGGTCTTAAATTATTAGATAAATTTATAAAACCTAAAAAAATAGCAGCTACTCTCGAGAACAGAAAAGAAATGGATATTTATGGAAAACCATTTACTTTAGAAACTGAAGCTGTGAGAAGAGTAGCTCAAAAAATATTAGATAATAAAAGAATATCAGTGGGAGAGAAAGATCCATTAGACGTTCTTCATGATACGTTTGGAATTGATTTTTCTCTAGATGTTAAAAATTTTACAGATGAGTATTTAGAATTAATTCTTTCTGGTAAAACTCCTAAACCACTTGACACTCTTTTAAAAAACGAAGGTTATTTTGATTTTAAAATACCTGCAAATCCAGTACAAGGCATGAGAGATGATGATATACGTGATCTTATAAAAAATATTGAACAGGAAAATATATTAGAAGATTTTGATGTAAGAGATAAAACAAAAAATGCAAAAGGTGGGATTATCAAATAATATGGTTAAAAGACTAACAAGAACGATACCACCTAAAAGCGGACCTAATCCACAGGGGTTGAATGTTCCTCTAAAACAGGTTAAGATAACAAACCCGGAGAATATAAATGGCAGATATAGACAAATCATTACCAAACGTAAAAACGTCAATAGAGGTTGATCCTCAAGAAGAAATAGAAATAGAACAGGAGAAGGTTGTTGAAGCCCAAGATCCTGGAGTCGAGGTCACACCTAATGAAGATGGAAGCGTTGAAGTTAACTTCGATCCAAGTAAAGTAAACATCGAAGGTCAGCCAGGACACTTCGATAATCTAGCAGAATTATTACCAGAAGATATTTTAAAACCAATTGGCCTAGAACTAGTTGGTAATTACAAAGAATATAAAACATCAAGAAAAGATTGGGAACAATCTTATATACAAGGTTTAGATCTTTTAGGATTCAAATACGAAAACAGAACAGAACCCTTTCAAGGAGCTAGTGGTGCAACTCACCCAGTTCTTGCGGAGGCTGTCACACAATTTCAAGCTGGGGCTTACAAAGAATTATTACCAGCAGAAGGACCTGTTAGAACTCAAATCGTCGGTAAACCCGATCCACAAAAAGAAGCTCAGTCACAACGTGTAAAAAATTACATGAACTATGAA